TCTACTTTAATAGGTGCTTTTATTACTGATAAATCATCCATTACCAGCTTACCAGCTTGTTTTGTAAGAACCTCTTTTCTTTGCAACACACTTTCTTTTAAACTTATTAAGTTTGTTTCTTCTGGTGCATTTTGATACTCATCATCAAGTTTTTTAATGTTTGCCTTAATAGCGTCAACTTTCTCTTTAAGCGTTTCAGGTTTCTTAATAATCTTTTCTACTATAGGTGCTACAGTGTCTACATTTATTACACCTCTTGTTTGTTCTCTGCTGTAGTCTCTTCTTAATTCATTAGGATATTTACGTATTAATGCTCTTTGCTTAGCTTGCCATTCAGATACTTTATTGCCATATTTCTGCTTGTTAGTATCATCTACTGAACCAGTTTCAAGCCTTTTATATTTACGTATGTTTCTTTCATTATATCTTTGTTCTGCTTCATGTAACGATACTTCTGTTGTGTCTGGCATGCGTTCTGGGATACTTGAAACACCCTCAAAAAACGTGCTTGACTTGTGTCTACAATTTGGGTGGAACAGACCATTTTCAATTGCTGTTGATAGCAAAGAATAACCAGTTTCCTCAGCCTCTTTTTTCTTGCCCCCACTGTAAACATCATCAATGTAAACTTTGCCTTGCCACGGTAAACAAATAGGAGAACATGCACCATATTGAGTAATTAAAACTGTGTGTATTTTCCAGTCTTTTCTAACAGCACCCTCACCGCTTAGTGTAGCTCGTCTGTTAGCTGTCCTAAGTGCCATTTCTGACCACGAAGCAATATTTACTAGTTTACCATCACTATATTTAATACAGTTGATACCCTTTTCTAAAAAACTTTTAGTGGAATTGTCAATAGCCTGATTAAGTGTTACATTTCCAGTTGCTAACTCTACTTCTGTTTTGAATATTGTCTGTCTATAAGCATCATCCATAGTTCTTAGTACAGCATTTTCAGCCTTTTTAAAATCTTTGGTAGTTGATGTAGTTAAAGCCTTTAGTTTATTATCATCAATACCAAAGAAATTATCATCTTTAGTGTCTTTCATAATTCTTTCAAGGTCTCTTTTAACTTTACCACCACCATCACTATATGCTTGCTCTAAAGATTTTTTAACTTTATCACTTACTTTATACTTAGCTAACAGTTTCTTATTTCTTTTTTGATAATCTTTTATAGACTGTAATTTATTTGTCTTCCAATTACCCTCCATTATGCTATATCTTAAGCTCTTAACTAGCTCTAATTCCATTTCAGCTATTATCTGGGATATATTGTATTCATCCAATTAAATCACACTCCAAAACTACATCTAAATACCTTAAAGCCATCTTTTCGATATTTCTGTACTTCTATTTCCATAGATTCTTTAGTATCATATTTTAGTTGTACCATGTCAACATGATTTTTCTTCTGTATTGCATAAATCATATTAGACTTTCTTTGTTTACATGCACCAACTACAATACTTAAGGTATTTTCAACAATCTTTTCACTTGCTTGATAAGAATGTCCATTAACTGATAGTATCTTCATCATTCTTACCTCCTAAGTCTTCTTTCATAGTGTCTTTTTCCATTTCTATTACACCTTGTTCATTCTTAAGTCTGTTAACTTCTTCTTCTTTTTCTTCGTCTGACCAAGTACTACCATACATTTCTTCAATAGCTTGTTCGGTACTCATTATTCCACCAGTCTTAGCCTTTACTATTGTTTCTACAACAGCTTCAAAGCTTGGATTAGCATATTCACCAAAAGTAATACTTACTTCATGGTCTTCAACACCTATTTGTTTATCAGCCTCATATACATTTAAAACTGTGCTTATTAATTGTGGTATTACAGTTTCTAATACTGTTATCAGTTTACCTCTTGTATATAGAGTAACTTTTTCTTTCTCTCTTTGGCTATCCGCATTATCTAATTTCTTTACATCAATTCCAAGTGTACTTGGACTAATTAAACCTTGTAAACATAAGTCTAAGAATGTACAATAGGTTGCTAGTAACTCATCAGCATTAATTTCTCCTGCTACAACATCTATTTTATTTTCAGAATCTTCTGCTAAGTTACTACCTATCTTAATGTATCTATTATCAAAACTATTTGGCTTCATTATAGCACCAGATGTTGGATTGTGTGGTAACATTGTTTCAGGTATATATTTTGTAGTTCTACCATCTCTTAGTGCGTCTACCCACTGAGATACAATTTCATCGAATGCATCGAATGCACCACTTTTACCACCAATAAGACTTTCACCCCTACCTATCCATTTAAGACTTTCTTCAAACATTAATGGCACTGCCATAATCTTCTGAAATTCTATTGGATTGGTTACATCTTCTAAGTCAGCAATTTCATCTACCATATCTAAGCTAACTTCATCACCATTCTTATTATAAAGTTTGTATTGTATTCCTACTTTACTATAAGTTTCTTCAAGAATGTAAGATGAAATACCTTGAATGTATTGAGTAACAAACACAATACTATCAATTCTACCTCTTTTGTAGTTGTACTTAACTCTATCAGCATCATAAAACTCAATGATAGGATATTGGCTTACACTTGGGTCTAAAGATATCTTAAATGCTCCATCACCCTTTACACAAGCTGTTTTAATAGCCTTATTTAATAGGTTACTAAAGCTATTATCTTTTGCTATTTCTTCCCAAAGGTCTTCTATTTCTTCATTACTTTCTTTCTTACCATCAGGTGTTTCTACATTATCAATACTAATTTCATTTAAGTCACCTATTACAACGTCAACCAAAGTATTAATAATTATCTTAGGCAATCCACTATGTATCTTTCTAAAGTTTATACCTGTTGTACTAGTAGCTGACCAGAATGTACCATTGTTGACTTCATCTGTAATTTGTGAAAATAACTGTTGTAACTCAAATTCATCACCTCTGTACCAGATGTTGTTTTTCATTACATAAGTATCATAATTAAAAGGTTCTATAATATAGATATTGTTGTTATTAGCGTGTTCAATTTCTAACCAGCTCTTAATCTTATCCTTTATCCAACTCACTGAAATGCACCTCCTCTTAATAGTTGTGGTTTGAATGGTTGTATTCCGTATTCAGTACTATCTAAACAGTCAACTGGGTAACTACCATCATCCACCCTGACCCATTCACCCTTTTCATATTCTTCATCACTCCACACTGCATTCTCGTAAGCCTCAATCCATGGTAGCATATGTTCAGATATGAAAAAACGTTCTTGATTAATTAATATGTTTGTTAATCTTATTCTATCAATAATACCATCAATTTTATATGCTGGTACTATTGTTATTCTTAGAAGTCCTTGCCTTTTAAGTTCGTTTGCTAGTGCTTGTCTAAATAACTTATCAGCACTTTCTACAAATATTGGTGATGCATAAAGTATTGGATAAATATCTATCCACTCTAGCACCTTAAAAACAATTTCTTTAGCGTATTTAGCGTGGTCATAACCGCTTTCTTTGCCTTGCTTATGATAATAACCATCTACCAAACAAACTTCTCTATAGCCTTTTGTAAAGCCATTTAAAGTAGCTACAGTAGCATCTGTACCACCAACATCCACACCAATACTAAGCTGTGAGAAGTTCATATCTGCTACTTCTTTTCTACTCTTTAATACTTTTCTAGCTCTATACCCTGTGTATATCCTGCCAGTAGCTGAGGTTCTCTTACCAAGTATATCTGCTTGATACCATAAAGAACTTTTATCATATGTTGCTATTACAGTCTTTAACATTTTATCACTTAGACTTTGATTATTCCATAGTGTGAAGTGTGCGTAGTTATAAAGTTTGTTCTTACCCTCTTTGTATAATAAGTCTTGATAATCTAATATATCTGTGTAGAACCAATGTTTTGGAGGCTTAGGATTAATATCAAAGAATATTTTTCTTTCTCTTGATGATATTGTTCTGTCCATACATTCTTTAACAAAAGTGTGATGACACTCATTAGCCTCTGTAATATAAACACTACCTAAACTAAAACCTTTAATTGCTCTGTAACTGTCACTATCCTTACCACCAGCAACTAACACTACCTTTTGTCCTGTTCTAGATTGAATAAATAAGCATTCTACTTTATTGTATTTACCTCTGTAACATCTTCCCTCAAAATAATGCTCTAAACCAAAACCATTACTATCCATTATGTTCATTTCTGCAGTAGCCTTTGTTACTCCTGCTACTAGATGTATTTTATCTGGGTGATTTTCTATTGTCTCTGCATATGCCATAATGTTCAGTATGTTCTTTCCTGCTCTCTTACCACCCTCAGCTACATTTAACCAACAATATAGACTTTTTCTATAATAGTTTGCCTGTTTAATGTCCAAAGGACAATAATTAATCATTGAATTTCCTCTTTTTCTTCTTAATTATCTTTTCTTCATCTTTAGGCTTAGTGTCTACTTTTGTTTCTAAATCTTCATACAAGTCTTCAGGTTCTCGTATTGGTACTGGATTGTTAATTAAATCTGATATCTTAAGTATTGCATCATTTGCTAAATTCTCATTTGCTTCTGCAATAGGATTAACTTGCCATCTCTTATTTGCTCTATGCTCTAACCAGTATTCACAAGCTCCAACATCTGCTTGAACTTCTTTCTGCACTACTTTTGTAATTTCTAAACTATAATTACCATCAGATTGTAGTTTACGTTCCTTAGTTATCTCTTTGTACTTGTACCCTAAACAACGTTTAAGCAATGCGTTTTCTACCAGTATATCAGTTAATTCCCTACCAGCTTTTAAAGAGTATCTTAGTGGGTCATATCTATCATCCTCGTTATCAAGATATCTTTTCATAGTCACTGGGGAAATATCTATCTTATCAGCTATTTCATTATTATCGTATCCCATTCTTGCATAACCTTGTATGATATCTAGTCGTGGTTGCACTTTTTTACTGTAAAAACTTTTCTCTTGTGCTTTCTCTTTATATTCTGTAATCAATTGTACAATCACATCCTTTCTATCTTAATCTGTGTACTTTTCTCCTGCTAGATGGGTGTTTACTACCATTTTGCATCTTAATACTATTATATTCTACTTTTCCTAAAATGTAAATAACTCCTCTATTATAGCATAGGTTAATAGTTGAGAACAACCTGTTCATTCATCTAATTACGCACCACATTCACATTCACATGCACCAGCACCAGCACACCATCAAATATCAGTTCCTAACAAACTGTAACAAAAGTATTCATGATGAAAACAGTTCTCTAATCAGTGTTTTCATCCTGCAGACGAAAAAACAAAGAATTTTGAAAAAAGCGTCTATCTTGTTATCCTTTTTGACACTCCCCACCGAATTCTGATTTCAAAAGTCGGTAACACCTTGCATTATCGTTTTCATTACCCCTACCTAAAATCAAGATACTGCCGACTTTTGAAACAGACCTTGCACTACCCCTGCGTTTACCACACAGCGATTCTCGACCGAATTCCGACCGAATTTTGAATTTGTACAAGCTCTATACAAATAACTAATCTAAGCACACGTAAAACCGAAATACCGACTTTTAAAAATGTTCTTTTGAACAGTGAAATTTCTTTCTTCTTTCTTTATTTAATTTTTCTCATTATAATAAATAAATCAAAAGTCGGTTGAAGAAAAATCCATAGGTATATAAAGCATATCTTACAGCGATTTTGTATTGCCGAATTCTGAAAAAATTTATATCGTTTTCGCCGACTTCTGCCAAAATATTTGAAATTTCCTTAGGATTTTCACCGACTTTTGACCGAATTCTGAGCACACAAAGATAGATAAACTTTCCTGAACGATCTTTTTTTGCACATTTTTCACACAAATTTTTCATTTTCACAAAATAATTTCAAAATAATTCACAATAAATTCAAAATAATCTCACAAATCTTGCCAAGCACGCAGATTATTTCCCTTATCTCATTGCGATCACGATACAAACTCATACCACTAAGACGTTTACACTTAGGATTATTTCCCATACATAACCTACATTAAGCCTAAAAAATAAATTAAAATAAATTAAAATAATGCTTTACATATCTTAATTTAAGTCTTATAATGAATATGTAAGGTGGTTACAATACACGACCTT